GAAAGATGTTGAGCGGGTAAAAAAATACCATGAGGCATTTGTATTTCTTCTCTCAAAATGACCTTCCCCGAATTTTTCTACTACGTCAAACAGCCCCCGATCTGGCAAACCCTGCCGGAATCTGCCCGCCGCGAAATTCGCCGGGCGGTTAAAGCGGACAGTCGGGGGAATTTGGGGGAGGCCAGGCTAAAAACGTTGATCGAAAAGTACGTTAGGTAAAATAGCGGAATCGCTGTTTTACTTTTCCTGATGAAAGTAAAATAAAAAACCCCCGGCGTAGTGCCGAGGGTTTTTTATTACTTTGGCGGGCTGACCCTTAACTTTTTAATGCTATCATAGTACATTTTTCTTGGCGGGTTATAAATGTTCCACCTTGCTACAATGTACCCGCCTTCTATATTTACTTCGTCTACCGCAACCGGCCATACTTCCCATTTTCGCCTGAAGGCCGCAAGTCCAGTTGTCCTTTTTACATCGTACAGCGTTTGCCCTGGCTTTATTTTGCTTATACTGGCCATTTTTTTAGATTTTGCGCCCGTCGCCGGGCAGGTTAAAAAATTGCGGCTAACTGTCGCCGCCCGAACATCGGCGCTAAACGCGCCAACGGCGGCCGGCTTGGAGTTATGCGGAATTATTTTTTAGAACGCCATTTTCGCTTAACTTTCGTTACATCTTTCCAGCCCCCGTCATACCCACCTGTCCATACGGATAAAACGCCTTTAATTATTTTAACGGCACACGTCCGCACGGCGTTCCCGCCTTGCAAAACATACTCCCAAAGGCCTTCGCTACTTGGTGTCATTTCTTTGAATTGAAAGTGTTAAAAAGAATCCGCATAACCCCGCTTCAACTTCCATGCGCCTTAAACAGTTGCACCGTCGTCGAAGCCTCAGTTATGCGAAATAACGCCAAAAAATAACGGTACGGCTCGAATACTTATACCATGACTCGCGCATATTTTCGCCGTCATTTCTGTGTACATCAAACTCGTCATCATTGGAGTATATAGCGTAAAATATTTGCCCTGACAGGGTTTTTACCAGCATCCGATCGCCGATATTTGGCTTCTTTTTTTCAAATAATGTCCATTTCATTGTTTAAATTTTAAATAGTTAATCGCATAACCCTGCTTTCCCGCCTATGTTTCCTAAGTGTTACAAGGCGGGAAAGCGCCAGTTATGCTGGATTAGAAGATAAAACAAGATCGTTTTCGAGTTCGGCTTTTATCCGTGCGAAATCCTCTTTTTTGATTGCGTACAGAACAAAGTGATGCGTTCCTTTAAGCGTCCATTCCATTGCTTTTGCAGGGACACAAAAAGTTATTTCGCCTCCTTTTTTTGTAAGGACTCCTTTTAGGAGGGTTGGGAACATTGCAATTCCATCATCGCCACATTCATCAGCGATTTTGTCCAGGACAATGAAATCCGAAATGTGTTTTTTGCTCATTGTTTGAATTGAGTTTGTGATAAAAAACCAGCATAACCCCGCATGGCCGCCCATGCGGGGTACACCTTGCACGGCGGCAGGCTTGGAGTTCTATGCAAACAGACTCAGTTGCGCCGGGTCTACGGGTTGAAGTTCGGACAAGGCTGCAACGTCTTCCCCGTCCTCGTCTCTGACGTGATGGTGAACGCTCCCGCATTTCGGGCAGGTAACTGACTTACATAGTCGCAAAAGGCTTTCGTAATGAAGCGGGACCGGCTCGTACATCTTAGAAAAATGAAGCATAAAGCCGCAATTAAGGCAGTCGAAATACGCCACCATCCCGACAACATTTTTCAGGTCGGCTTGCACTTCGTTGTCGTGATTGACAAATTCAAATTCTAAGTTTTCCATATCAAAAAAAGATGTGCATAGAACCCAGCATGGCCGCCCATGCGGCGTAAACCTTGCACGGCGTTCATGCATCAGTCATTGGCAACATGCGGCGAAAAGGTGACTTTTCGTTAATTCGCCCGCCTTCTCCGCTTGGCCTTTGCGGAACCCGGCTTTTACATGTTGCCAATAACCCTGCACTGCCTTTCATAGGCCGATTAATCGCGGCAACGCACCAGTTGTCAGAAATCGTCAAGATCGGCAGGGTTTATGTCAACAATTTCAATCCTTACCCCCACCGCTCCCGCCAATCGTTCGGCCGTCTTCATCTGGGGATCAACCTTCCCGGACAAGTACCGTTGCAATTGCTGGTACTTCATCCCGGCCAGGTCGGCCCATTCTGCTTGTGATAGGCCGAGCGCGCCCGCGCGAGCGGAGAGGGCGGTGATGATCAAAGATTTGTTCATAGTTTTTTTTCAAAAACCCGCCACGGCCGGGCGGCGCACCTAATACGCCTCCTTCTTATCATGGAACCGGCCGGGCGGGTAGTGCGCTCATTCAGAAACATACCCTTCTCCGATTTTTTCTATCTTGGCTACCTGGTTTTTTGCCATGTCCCACAACTGATTCCTTAGTTCATACATGGCGTCGGCCTTTTTTTGCATACAGGCTATGTCTTCCGGTATTTTATCAAAAAATTTAAGCCCTGCCGCGTCGGCGGCATAACTTGCCGCTTCTTGCAGTTGCTTGTGCAATTGGTCGGCGGCATTGTACGCTGCGGTAATGGATTTTTCGAGAGAAAAGAAGGTCGTCATGATAAGAAGTTTTTTCTGTGAAATTGATAGGACAAAGATACGCCCTCACCAAACACCGCGCAACTGTTAAGTTGTTAAATGTCGCATAGCCGACAAATAAAACCGCCCGGCTCGCTCGTGCGCAAACCGGGCAGTCATTTTCCCTCCACAAAACCGGCATCCCGCCGGGGTGGATATTTTGAAAGGCAATAACAATGCCAAAGCCTACTTTGTAGACTTCATTTTTTTTCTGAAAAAATTGGTTAATTGTCCGACTTGGAAAGAAATAGGTTTTCTTTCCGTAAGGCCTCCACCTCCCGCTCAAGGGCGGCGTTTTTCGCCTCAAGGGCAGAAAGCCTTTCCCGGCAAATTTCCAGCGCCTCCGTGTGGTGTCCGGTGAGGCGCTTAATGTCCTTAATATCAGACAATACCTGTCCAACATCGAATAGTTCCGGCGGGCAGCCGAAGTACTGCGAGGCTTTTTCTAGTGCGGTCATGGGCAACATTACTTCATTAGTTAGCTCGGATAGGTATTTTGGGTGGAAACCCATTTCGTGGGCTACCTTGGATTGGGATTTACGTTTTGTCCTTTTTGCTTCCTTGATTAAAAGTAGCAGTACATACCCCTGGGTGATAACGAGTGGTAACATCCGTTTCTGTCTTTTTTATATGTGTGAGGGAGTGAAGGATTAAAAAACAGACCTGCAAATGTCGCATAGACGACAAAGTTAGAATAAATCTGTTAAAGTAGGCTACTTTTTCCGGCTCTCTCTTGTGTAGCATTACTTTGTAGTGTACTTTTGTTGCAACTAAAAACGCAACACACAAAAGTAAGTTACATGCGCACAATTGCAACACCTCGCACGGAAAAAGTAGGAAATTGGGTTTCATCCGACATTTTGTTCCTGGCATCTTATGTCAAAGTAGAGGTCAAGGTTCCCACATCCGACCCGCTCATCTTCCCTTCATTTCAGCGCAGGCGCTACGGCTGCAAACTCATTGACCGGGTAGAGCCGGCCGGGACCCGCTCCGTGTACATTCATGCTACTAACTGCACCGCCGTGGAGGCCACGGCAGAATACATAAAAATCGTAAATCAATTTAACTGGAATGGAAACGACGACAGCGAAACGGACGAAGTATAGGCACATAAATGCCTTTGCCGAAAAGGCAGGCATTCACCGCATTAGCATTTACAGGGCACTCGAACGCGACGACCCGGACACATGGGTAGAGTATGCCGAATTTGTAGAAAACAAGATTCGCAACGAAAAACAAGCGGTCCAGCAAGCCAAGCGGCGGGTCGCACAAATACAGCAGCCATGCACCCACGCCTAACCGGAGTTCTCCGCACGATCAACCCGCTAATCCCATCCGACGCCACGCCGGCGGAAGCCTGGGCGGCGATAAAGCCCGGCCAAGGGCCGTATCTGCGTAATTCGTTTTGGCGGGTACTATCAGAAAGGATGCCGTTTGCCCGGAGCAACGACAGCCAATTGAAGTTGGCTGAATACATCTGGCAGTATAAGACCCGCGAAGAACAGGCTGGCCGGGCATGGCCGCCCGTAGCTATAAAAGTAAAACCGGCACTTGTGCCACAACCACACGCAATATGACTAACTATTTTGACGCTCCCCCGGAGGGGGCATTGGCAGTAACCTTTGAACGGCCGTTATCGGTTGAATATCGGGCCTGCAAGATCGCCGAAGTGACGGCGAAGTACGCAACGGACGCCGAATTACCCGGCTACGTTGACGAGTGCAAATTGGGCTTTCAGTTTTACGACAAAGACCTGAAAACGAAAATCCCGCTTTCCGAATTTACGTTTGTTATCCTAGCCACCTATTCGGGCGTTTCCGGGTACGATGCGGAAAGCAAAACGGATTATTGGAGCAACCGCGTTCAAAATTCCCGCAATGAGGAAATGATCGTTTACCGCAGCGGCGACAAAGCGCCATTTGCCAAAGGTTTTTACGGAAAGGGCGGATACGTCGGCGCGGCCAAATTGCCGGCAGCGGCCCACTACACGAAGTTTGTACGGGCGTACTGTATCCAACTTGACAGGGTTATCGAAATCGCGCTGAATGCATCGGCGGAACGCGGAATGCAAAAAGCGGTAGCTGCCACAGGGGCCGCGAAATCATGGGAAAAGGTTTTCATCCTTGGCATTGCCGACAATGACCACTTCTGGGGGTTTCACCTCACCGGATATAACCGCGAAACAAAGGACGGCGAAACATACGCCGGAAAGGGAGAATTATACTTCTCCCCCGTTTTCCACGCCGGGAACGTCAACCCGGTTAAGCAACCCGACCTGCACGCCAAATGTGTGCAACTGCAAAACGCCGAACGGGCTTCGCATGAGGCATACAAAGCAAAATACGCGCACGCCGATGCGCCGGTGGCGACTACTTCGGAGCCTGCCTATTCGTACACGACAGAGCCTGTTAATACAAACGTTCAGCCGAACCACGCCGCCGTAAATTCCGGATTCCAGACCACCGCGCAATCCGCACCCGCGCACCATGCCGCCGGCGGATTCCCGGAAACGGAAGCAGCAAGTGACGATTTGCCTTTTTAAAATGTCTGAAATAACACTCACATACTACGGCAGAGTAGAACAGGACGGCGCCCTAAAGTTGCCGGGGGCGAAGATTCGCAAGGAAGTAGCGCACTTCGCCGGGAAAGAAATAGAGGTCACGATTCAGAGAAAAAAGAAACACCGCAGCAGCCCGCAAAACCGCTATTACCACGGCGTAGTTGTCGAAATGATCCGGTCGGGAATGAAAGACATGGGAGACGATGTGACGCAGGAGCAAGTGCACGAGTTTTTGAAGTGGCGGTTTTTGCGGGCACAGCGGGTAGATGAAAGTACGGGGGAATTGCTATACGAATACGCCGGAAGCACGGCAAGCCTGAGCACGATTGAGTTTTCTGAGTACGTGGAAAAGTGCTGCCAGTTTGCCGCCGAATTTCTTGGCGTTTCAATTCCCCTTCCACAGTAGAACAACCTTTTCATGAGAGTACCCGCTAATCCGTTGCAACAACGGCGGCGGGGGCGGACACCGGCAAACGAGCCGGATTAGATTTACAGCCGCCGGTTTTCCTTGATCGGTTTGACCGGCGGTATTTGCGGGGGTGGCGAAATTGGTAGACGCATGCTTTCAGACGACGCAGTACGGCGCGGTCCTTGGTCGGGCAATTCGTTAAGCAGCCGGTTGGTTTTTGCAGGTTCGACCCCTGCCCCCCGCTCGGAAAATAGGTTTTTGACTTTTTACCTGACCGCCCCATCTGCAAAGACGGGCGGGGTTTTAAAAAACGAACAATTATGAAAACGCAAGTAACTCAAACAAGCATAGCAGCCTACCACACGCTCGACAAAAAGCAGCAGCAGGTACTAACCGTCGCCCGCGTAATCCTCCGCCGCACGGAGGCCGGGCAGCGCACATGGGACAGGTCCGTATGGAATGAAACAGGCATACTGCCGTCAACGGTGGCGGCACGCCGCAATGACCTGGAAAAAATGGGCGTGATTGAGTTGAACGGGAAAAAATACCGGCTTGAATACTCCGGAACGGCAAAAGACCCGGAAACAAAAAAGACGGTCAACACCTACGCTTTGGTGTTGGCAAAAGACAAGCCTCAACTAACCCTTTTCGGATGAAACGCCGCGCCGCGACAATCGCAAAAGGGAAAGGTCGGCACAGCCCAGACCACATCCAACAAAAGCGCCGGCCCGCCGGGCATATCAAACCAGTAGTTTCAAAAAAACGATTCAACAAAATGATACACGACAGCGAACACGGCGATGCACAGTCATTCAAGCGGTTAGTTATCCGACTTGCGGTTTTGCTTTGCATCCTGACCATTTGGGGCGTTCGTTGCGCCTTCACTCAGACCCATTTCCGGTTTGACGTTGCGCACACGGAGTTCCCCGACGGATCATCCGGCAATGGCCCGGCTGTCGTGTGGGCGCACGCCGATAGCCTGGAAATCCTGTTCCCGAATATCCCGCCGGGCATCCTTTCCTGTAATCCAATTTGGTTCGCCGGGATAAACTGGGTGTGGACCGACGACGGAAGCAAATATTACAATTCAACGGCGCGGGGATTGTCGTTCAAGTGGTCCCCCGGCGCGGGGGTAAAAGATCAATTTCTAATCATCAAAAGCCCGGCGTTAAACGCTACGATGTACCAGCGGCGGCGGGTTAAAACGGACAGACTTTAACATGGGTATCGCCTTTCTTTTTCTGGCTATTGTGGCCGCTATCAATCGAAAACATTTCAAACATGAAAATCATGAGTAAGAAATTCACGCCTGGGCCTTGGAATTTTAAACAGTACAAAAAAGGATGTTACGGTGTAGGCATTCCAGCCACAGACGACCAAATTGCGCTGATGGACTGGCATCCGGAGTTCGATAAAGAAGCGCATGCGAATGCGGCGCTTATTTCTGCCGCTCCGGACCTGCTAGAGGCGCTGGAATGGCTTGTTTCGGCAATACATGAGCCAGAAATAAGCGCCTTCGGCCTTCAAAAATGTTATGACGCTATCAAAAAAGCAAACAATGAACATCTTTGATAATGGGAAACGTAAAAATTGAAATCGAAATACCGTGCATTTCGTGCGGACAGGTTGTAAAGAAAAACGGCGTTAAAACGCGACCGAATTCGATTCTTGAGCACAGGTACAGCCCCGGCGAAAAGGCGGCAATATGTCTCGAGTGCAAAACGAAAGGATGGCGCGAAAGGTGGACGGGAGGGGGTGCGAATTGGAAAACATTTGACCAACCGGCCTACAAGGCCCTGCAAACCGAAATCTGCCACGAGTGCCGCCGGCAGCACGTCACCGCCGAAGGGGAGACAATTTGCGCTCACCAGGTTGTCCGCCACCGGGATGGTCGCCAGAAAAAGATTTGCCGACCCTGCTGGGGGCAGGCGATTGTAAAAGCAAAATACACCGGAAGTTCGCCGTGGACGGCGGCGGAATGGGTAGAAAAAATCTGAAACAATATGAAAATCAAAATCACATCAAACAGCCCAGGCATTAAAACCGTCCGTGTTTTAGGCGTCCTGAACGCTGCTTGCCTGCTTGCCAACGGCGGCATCATTCCTTCACCGGAAGACATCGACGAACCGCAGCGGCGGGGAATTTACTGGCACAGGGAGGGCAACACGGTCCACCTGTGCGGGGTCGCAAACAACAAATGGGCGTTCATCGAAAGCGAGACGGAAACATCTTGCGAGATACGGTTTAAGTATTGGCACGACCGCCCGGAGTTGGATTGGGCAGGCAATGTTTGCCGGGTGATGGCGGCCAATTTCGAGGGGGTGGAAATTTTGGAAGATTAAAACGAAAAACGATGATAAGCGAGGTATACAACGAAGATTGCATGGCCGGAATGGCGCGGTACCCGGACGGGTATTTTGGGCTTGCTATTATTGATCCTCCGTATGGGGTAAACTCCGGATCGTTCAAATTCGGTAACGGAGCGAAAGGGAGAAAGGTAAAATACTTGGACGGCAAGAGGTGGGACAAGACAAGGCCAAGCGAAAGATATTTTCACGAGTTGTTTAGGGTATCAAAAAACCAAATCATTTGCGGGGGCAATTACTTTTCATTACCGCCGACGCGAGGCTTTATTTTTTGGTATAAATCCGCACAAATGGCTGGACGAAGTTACGCTGAAGGGGAATATATCTGGACATCATTTGATACTAATGCAAGGATGTTTGAATACGCCCCAATGACGGGGTACGCATCCGACAAAATCCACCCTACCCAAAAGCCCGTCGCCCTCTACAAATGGCTTCTAACCAACTACGCCAAACCTGGAGACAAAATACTTGATCCGTTTTTAGGCTCTGGTTCATCCCGGATAGCCGCCCAGGACATGGGTTTTGATTTTTACGGATGGGAATTGGACCCGGACTACTTCGCCGCGATGGAAAAGCGGTTTAAGGCGCATATCAGCAAGCCGGTGCTTTTTACAGCAGAGGAAATGTACCGGCCTGAACAGGTAAAATTGTTTCAAGATTAATTTAAACCAGACTTGCACGAAATGAAAAATACCCGCATCTTTGTCGCGCGAGATCACAGTAATGGCATTCTGCCGGATTCAGATAACAACTTAGTTACAGATAACCCGGTAGGTATGGCGTCCTTCCTTTTGGCAGGTGCCTGTGGTCTCGCAGCCGCCTACTGGGCATTATTTTTTACGAAAATTGCGAGACCACACCATGCACACCGAAATTCTCACACCTACCGAGCGGGCCACCCGTTGCGCCAAACACGACTGGGCGCACCTTCTCCCACACTCAAGCCAACTGCCGGAATCGAAACGAATGGAGTACATAGCGGCCAACCTTATGCGCTATGCACATACGGCGTACATCTGCAGCAAGTGCGGAAAAACGAGCCATTCCGTTTACGGGCGCCGCTTCCGGGTGCATTCGGATTACTACTCAGCGGCACTCAAATTGGAGGCGAAAAACATGGCCATTCACTTCGGGCTTGTCGAAAAAGAGCCGGGCGTTTACGCGGTTTAATTCACTGATTTTCACTAATTTAACGGCTACTTACATAATGCCGTTTTAGCCAAAACTATGTCTTTCACCGTCGGAATGACGGCCCCATATACGCGGTTTTCAAGGCAGAAGCCGCACTCACATTTAATCTTCCCCCCACATTTTTTTAAGGCACATGGACAGCCTTTTTTTCACAATCCTTCCCCGGCGCGGGGTGGGGCAAAAATTTACACGCGATGCTTAACATTGATGATCGACTGATAAAAGAGGTTTCCCCGAAGATTGGCCCAAACGCACTTTCAGTCTTGCTTGCAATAGCGATTCACTTGAACCAAAAAACAAACCGCTGCTTCCCGTCGCATCATCGGCTAATGGAGTTGACCGGTATAGGAAAAAACGCTGTTTACGACGCATTAAACGTCCTTAAAAAGGAGGGGATTTTATCGGTGGAGCAAAAGATAGACAGCAGGAAAAAACAGTTTGGGCCGCGTGTTTTCCGCCTTTCAACTCGCTTTATCAGCATATTCGTTGCCGTTTCGGATGCCGACCCGCTTCCCGAAAGCCGGGAACCGGAAAGCCGGGAACCGGAAAGCCGGGAACCGGAAAGCCGGGAAACCAAACAGATTAACGAATCTGAACAAATTAACGAAGTTGAACAAATTAACAAATGGGAGAGAGAGCACGCGCCCGCGCCCGCTCAAATTTCTTCGACCTTAAACACCGAATTACCCTACGAAAAAAAAGAAGTTCCGCCGCCGCCGGCCGCGCCGATTTTGCCGCCGAACTGGGCGGCCCGCCCCAAGGCCCACACAGCCGACGAACTACGCGCCGAACTGGCGAACTTCTACCGGCCATACCCGGAGCAGTGGCGGGCGACCATCGACGGGACCCCGGCTGTCAACTGGCCAGCCGACAAGACGAAAGACGTAGTAGAGAACTTTTGCGCCTGGGCCATCGGCGAGGGGTACAACGGCCGCACGTTCCAGCAGATCAATGCCCGCCTAAAACGCTGGTTCAAGGATGAGCCGATAATGTCCCGCCAACAGGCGCCCACCCCGGCAAACACCTCCACCACACTGCCAAAAACGATGAAAGTGTATGGAAGCTAAAACCATATCGAAAACAAAGTACTGGCTTTCTCAACTTGGCAAGTACCACCGCGAAACGGCCGGCTTTTCCGCCGACATCGACGCGCTGGAAGATTACGAACTGGTACTAATGCTTCCGGTATCGGCCTGGTTCCTGAAATCGGCCCCGCTTATGTTCAAAGTTTTTCACGAAAAGCACCACCGCGAACTACGCCGGATCATTGCCTACCTGGGGCACCTGAGCGAATTGCAGCAAGTGGCAGCCGTACGGGTGGGCAAGGAATGGGCGGAAAGCATACGGGATGCGCATGCGCAACTTAACCAACTAATCGAAAATCACAATGGGCGCAAATAAGACATACATGGAACACCCGGCGATGGGGCAGAATGAAGTTTTTGAGCGATACCAAAGCGCCCTGAAAACCCTAACCTGCCGGGCATTGGGAGAGCCGTACAACTTTCGATTCATCGACGAAGTATTAACCGCTGAAATGTGCGGCGGGGATTACTTCGGAAAGGTGTTGGCAGAGTGCCAAAAGCAGTACCGCGAATCCGGGCGCTACTCCCCGCAAAGCGTTTCATTGTCAACCGGCTTTAATGCGCCCGACCTTTTGAAGTGGGCGCAGGCAGATGCCGAAATGGATTTGCCCGCCTCGTGGGACGCATTTTCCCACCATTACGGGCAGTGGGTAGAAATCCAAATAGCGGACTGTGTTCGGTCATGGATCGGCAACGGCAGCACATCCGAAGAAATCCGGGTAACAGCCGATAGTGTAAGGAAAGAGAAGGGGCTAACGGCCAGGGTGAAAAACGACGACGGGAAAGTGGAGTTTGAAAAAGAGTTGTTGGCGGCGATTGACTGCAAACGCACCGAGTACCCGGCTCGCCCGCCGTTAAAAGTCCTTCGGGAGGCAGCCCCGTTTTTCGAGCCGGGCGATTATGTGGTAGTGGCAGGTCGCACCGGAATGGGTAAATCTTATTTCGGGCTTAACTCTAACTATCAGTGCGCCGTTGACGGCGTGGCATCCTGCTACATTAATGCCGAGAACACGGCACGTAAGGTTCAGCGCCGCATCTGGCAAATGCACTCAGGCGTCCAGTGGCAGCCGGAATACCCCGGCGTTTCGCAGCAGCAGATTCGACACATGATGGAATCGTGGGAATGGGCGAAGAACTGTAAGATCAATTGCGTAACCCCGGCGCGGACCCTTCGTGCCTTGACAAGCGCAATCCAACGGGAATACTACGAACACGGCTGCCAGCTTGCCGTAGTGGACTACATACAGAAATTCCGGGAGCCGTCATTTCGCGGGCAACGGGTGGACGAACTGGCAGAGATAAGCGCCGAACTTCGGCAATTGGCCGCCGAATTGAAAATATCAATCATGGCCCTGGCGCAGATCAACCGGGAGGCAGAGAAAAGCGCGGATAAGCGGCCTAACCTTGCCGACATTCGGGGCAGCGGCGACATTGAACAGGATGCGACGATGGTAATGCTGCTTTACCGGCCGGAGTATTACAACATCGAGATTGACGCGGACGGCAACCTGTACCCTGAGCATTACGCAGATATTCGGATTGCCAAGGGCAGGGACATTGAAACCGGCTTAATAAAATGCCGGTTCAACAACGTAAAAGGGTTTTATGATAATGATCCGTTTGCGGTAAGCGATTCTGCTGCCTTCGCCCCCGCCGCCACACAATTCCCGGCCACGGCCCGGCCTTCACAAAACGACGAAGACATACCTTTTTGAATATGGGCGCACACCGCAATCCGAAACCCACCAACCACTTTTCGACCCGCCGAATAGCGGACTTCCTGAACGAGCACTTCAGGAATGACACGGCGATGCACGCCAAACTCACCAGTCTTTTCGATGGCGTCCGGGAGGATGGCTACAAACAGGGACGGCGGGACGCGGGAATATTTTTTCACAATCAAACGCAGGAGCAATGACAAAAGATCAAGCCGAAATTATCCGATGGGCGCAAAGCGTAGGCGGGTATTTCACAAAACAAGAGGCGTGCCGCCAAGCATGGCTTGGCGGAAAGTATTACATGCACCCGGAAAAATATGTCGGCGACAGGCTTTCCAGAATGGTTGATGCCGGACTACTTGAGCGCACAGCGCCGGGTAAGTACAAAATCGGTAAGGGGAAGAAAAATAAACCCGCCACAGTTGACGCGAACCAACCTGAACTTTTTAAATGAAACACCTGGGCTTATTCGAGGGAATTGGCGGATTTTCGCTTGCTGCCCGCTGGGCCGGATGGCAGACGCCGGTCATGGTCGAATGGAATCCATATTGCCAAGCCGTTTTAAAAAAGAACTTTCCCGATGCTACTATTTTCGGAGACATACGACAATTCGACGGCACGGCATACGCCGGACAAATCGACATCATTACCGGCGTGTTCCCCTGCCAGCCATTCAGCACCGCAGGGAAACGAGCAGGAACAGACGACGACCGTTACCTCTGGCCTGAGATGCTTAGAGTTATTCGAGAAGTTGCGCCGACCTGGGTTGTTGGCGAAAACGTTGCTGGCATCCTCAGCATGGACGGCGGGCGTGTATTCGCCGGAATACTCGCTGACCTGGAAAATGCAGGGTATAGCACGGAAGTATATATTATTCCGGCTATTGGTGTCGGAGCGCCGCATCGGCGGGACCGGGTTTGGATTGTTGCCCACCGCGACAACATCCAACGAGACGGGGGCCGGGGAGCATGGAACGGGCGGGCCGAACCTTCAAACGAAAATTCAGGGGATACTTGGAACACCAAGATCGCAGGAAAGGCCAAGGTCGGCAGAATACGGGAAGGGCAGGCGTCCAACTCCGTCGGAGTTGATGAAGTTGCTTCCTACACCTTCAACCATACGAGCCAACGACAGCGACGAAACGGCGGGCAAATATTACGAAAGCAAGAGCCAGGCGGATGTGGCGCAGGCCATTGGAGCGAACACTGGTATAAAGTTGCAACCCGAATTTGTGGAATGGATGATGGGCTTCCCGCCGGGGTGGACGGAATTGGAGACGTACCCAAGGCGACCACAAAAGGCAAAGCCCACCGCCTCGAAGCCCTTGGGAACGCCATAGTGCCGCAAATCGCTTTTCAAATTTTTAGCGCTATAAACATGGCCGAAGACGTAATAATATGAGCGCCCCCAGATGGACATCCGAACAGATCAAGGCCCACGAGGCCGCCGCGCTGGATAAGCGGGTTAAGAAGGCTGCAAAGCCTAAAGAAACCGCCAACCGCATAACGGCAAACGTGGTCCGGGCAATAACCATGCAGCCCGGATGTGTCGCCTACCGGATTAATAACGTCGGGGTGTGGGACGCCGTAAAAGGCATCTACCGCAAGGGAAACACGCAGCCAGGAATTTTCGACATACACGCCACTATCCGGGGCCGTTCGGCGTGGTTCGAGATCAAAGCCGGGCGCGACAAGCCAAGCCGCGAACAATTAATCTTCCAACAGGAAGTGCGGAGTGCCGGCGGGATAGCGGAGTTTGTGTACGGCACCGACGAATTTTTAAACTTTTTCACCAATTTACTGAAATCAATATGAGCCACCGACCCGAAGCATTCCCACCGCTCGAAGCCTTCCTTCAATCGGCCAGCATGGCCCACGCGTCCAAAGCCGCCTTTCGGGCGCACATCTTGAGGGGCAACAACGCGGCAGCCGCCGAACTTGTCCCCGAAGATGAGCAACCCGAATACCGGGCCGCGATGGAGGCCGCATACCGGGCAAGGTGCGGCAAGGCAGGGTTCATCGTCTGTAATTGCATGCCCACGCAGGGTAAATAATAGCCAACCGTAATTTTTAACGCTAGAAACTAGAAAAATGGAAAAGAAATCTGAATTAACGTGCGCCGATTTGATGCTTTACGTCGGGTGCGCGTGCAAAACCCCTGCCGGGTACGGCGTCATTGATGCGGTTAGCCGCGAGCGCATCCGGGTAGAAATAGAGTTTATGGGGTACGTGTTGCCTCCGGACGACGTTACGCCAATCCTTCGCCCGCTGCAGGATATGACGGAGGAAGAAAGCAACGAGGTTCAGTTTCGCGTTGACAAGGGCGGTATCGGGTTTTACCCGACCGAGCATGCCGAAATTGTGCGCTACCTTCTTTCCCGACAATTCGACCTATTCGGCTGGATACCCGCCGGCCTTGCAATTGACAAAACCAAACTGTAACGCCATGCCCGCACAAATCGCCACGACCGAAGACCTGGCCGCGATGGAGGCCCGGCTGATCCGCGAAGTCTCCCGGATGCTCGAAGAAATGAAGCCAAAGCCGCCGGAAACGGTGGACACGCAAACGGCAATGAAAATACTGGGCATTAGTTCGCCCACCACGTTCAGGAATCGGCTACGCCGTGCCGGGGTCGCCCCGGTTATGGGCGAAGGTCGCCGTATGTTTCGGTGGGCGGATATTGAAAAAATGAAAAAATAACTGCGGCTTGTACGCCGCGCCGCGTTTAGGCGGCATGGGCGGGAAAGCATGGTTATGCGGATTATTTTTTCACTTCAAAACAAACTTATTATGTCAGCACACAACCACGACGAAGAATTTATCAAAAAAACGATCAGAAAAGCGCCCCAAAGCGTCGGGGCTAAACTTCAAAAAAAGGCAGACGATCTGAAAGACGAGCAGGTGAGAAACGCCCTACTGATAGCCGACCTTAAAGGCATTTCAAAGGATGAAGCAAAAGCAAAATTGAACAACATCGTTGACGAAATTTTCGGAGAATGATTTTACAGGCAATTATAGGCTTTTTGATTGCGGCGATCATCCACCGCTTTCGTAGCCGATCTAATTCCGCATAACTCCAAGTTTCCCGGTTCGCCGCGTTTAGCGGCGTTCCCGGAAACGACGGTTATCCCGCCTTCGCGCCCCGCTGCCGGGAGAACAAAACCGCGTTTTCCTCGCTTGTAATCCTGATATAATCAAAAAACTGCGATTCTTTCCGATGCCCAGTAATAGCCATGATCGGCCGCCAATCCCGGCCTTCCCGTATCGCCCGCAGGTATTCGTTCGTAGCGAAAGACCGGCGGGCGGTGTGCGTTGTAACGAGTTCATATTTTGCGTGCTTTTCCTCTACTCTCCTGCCGGCACTTATCCGCACCGTCACCACCTGCTCAACAATTCCAGCGGCCCGGCAGGCTTCCTTGATGTAGCGGTTTAATTTTTGATTCGTGATGTACCGGGGCATTCCGCCGCACCTGGCCAGTATCCTTTCCGCCATCGGCAGCACCGGCACGGAAATGCGGGTATCCGTTTTTTTCGTCAACATTGAAAGGATACGCACCCCCTCCACTGTCGAAAAGTCCTTTTCCTTGACGGCGGTCAGGTCGCCGAATCGCAAGCCGGTACAGCAGCCCATAAGGAACAAGTCGCGGGCATTGCCAAGCCGTTCATCCAATTCCGCGTTTTCCAGTTTT